CATCGGGCAGGGCATCGGGCAGGGCATCGGGCGGACCCCGACAACTGTTTCAACCCGCAAGATTGATACTGCTACTATTTTAGGCACAACCAACTTATACTGTGTAACCATTACTATTAGCATAACTGAATCTTGCAGGTGGCAACGATTATGGCGCAAGCGCTTGCGCTAACAGTAGTTACGTCTGGACACATTGCAGCGAGAAGGTGGAATTTAACAGACACGGTTATGGCCATGATTATGCGGGATTTGACGATTGCCCGGAATCGGGCAGGGCGTGCCTAAATAATAGGCATAACCCCGACAACCCGCAAGATGCAAAGAATCATTACAATCATTACAATCATACTCATGCTGGGCAGGGCAGGGCATCCGATACAATCATCGGACAACAATTAAACGTAAGTAGTTCTGATTATAACAGTTATAACGACAGAATCTTGCAGGTTATGCCGGTTATCGGGGTCCGGCCATGCCGGGTGGGGTCAAATCCGGCACGACCGATACAACCGGCACAACCGGCAAACCGCCATGCTCCTTCGACCGTGGTATACCACCTTAGAGGGAGTCTGACGCGGCAGTGAAAACTGACGCGAGGAATACCCCCCAGGTGAATTAGGGGTCAAATCCCTCATAAGTAGTAAGTGAGAAAACTGACAAATTCCTCACCAAGCAGTTACCCGTCCCAAGTGTAATCTGGTGAACCATAAAGGAGGGGGATCAGGAAAAGTGATTTACCGGAAGTCCTTCACACGATTCAGGTTATGTCAATTTGGAATCGTTGGTATTTTGGTGAACTTCACCCTCTCCTTTATATGTACATAGTGGACCCAAATGGTGAAGAAATCTTAGAAATCATCACAAATTACAAATCCTATAATACAGATAATGGCGCGCTGGTAGTTCACCTAACCAGGTTTGCCGGAGCAATTTGTCATAACCAGCAAGCTGCAATATACTTAGGACAATCTTTGTCAAAACAACTCGTCTGGGGTACTGGTGTCTTGCAGGTATAAGTCGTTTGTACTAAGTGACTTGCAACATTACCCCCTCGGGTGAATTAGGGGTCGAATCCCCCGTCAGAGGCGAGGGCGTCTTGCAGGTGAAATTGCAAGGCGTTTACACGATTCTTGGTCCAAGGCCGTTTGAGTGTCGCTTAGATGGGTATGACCGACTACATTGTTTACTATCGTGTGAGCAGTCCAAAACAGGACAAACGGAAGGGCAGCAAGATTCGTTTTACCGGTCTCGGTCTGGAAGCCCAACGGACGATGGTAGACCGATTCCCGAAGGAAGGCCCCATCCTCGCTACGTATACCGAGGTCGAGACCGGGAGACACAATAATCGTCCTGAACTGCAAAAGGCCCTGGCTCATGCGAAGGCCGTGGGAGCGACATTGCTCATTGCGAAGCTCGACCGGCTGGCCCGGAATGTCGCTTTCACGGCCAATCTCATGGATTCGGATGTTCCCTTTATCTGTTGTGACCATCCGAGTGCGACCAGATTGACTCTACATATTCTGGCGGCCGTCGCCGAAGAGGAGTCCCGTCTCATTTCAGAAAGAACAAAAGCCGCTTTGGCTGAGGCGAAGAAACAGGGCGTGAAACTGGGAAGCGCCAGACCGGGGCATTGGGACGGAAAGGAACGCGGCTGGAAGAAGGCTGTGGCTGCGGCGACAGAAAAGAGACGCCGGGAGATGGCGAGCCAGTACGAGATTCTCATTCCCATGATCCGCGAGCAAAGAGAAGCCGGGCAGACGATGGCTCAAATCCGGGATTGGCTCAATGAACGGGGATTCAAGACTACCCGCAAGCTGCCATTTACCGAGGGGCGGGTGTGGTGCATCATCAATCGTTATCTTGGAAAGGAATATCTTGGGAAGTCCAAGAAACTGGGAGTCATGCGATGAACCCTAAGTATGTTTGTTTTGAGTGTGGTCGGCATTTATGGGGTGCCTCAAAGTGTCCAAAGTGTCAGACCTGCACGCTTGTTGGGCAATACTTTAAGACGCCGGGAACAAATCTGGCTTGGCAAGGTGCGAAAGAACTTGCTCAAATGGGTGAGATGTTCGAGGCAAAGAATCTTTCATTTATGCGAATCCGCCGCTTTGTCAAGGCGATGGCATCTCCGGCTGTTCGGGAGTACCTGAAACTATGGCCGGTCTGGTATCGGCATTTTGAGTATTTTGTCACACACCCGGAGGAGACGCCATGAAACCCTATGACTGGATTCAAATTGCGATCAAGGATGCCAGCCAGAGTCCGGGCGGGCCGTTCGGAGCAATTATCATCAAAGATGACAAATTGGTTGCCCGAGCCACCAATCTGGTTGTCCCGAACCGTGACCCGACCGCCCATGCCGAGATCAATGCGATTCGGGCCGCCTGTCAGATTCTCGAAACATACAACCTGCAAGGCTGCACACTATACAGCAGTTGCGAGCCGTGCCCGATGTGTCTGGCCGCCATCCTGTGGGCAAACGTGAGCGAGTTGTACTTTGCGGCCACGCGGAAAGATGCCAGTTCCATTGGATTTCAGGACGGCGCACTCCACGATCTTTTCCGAATCAAGCCGAGAACGAAGTGGCCGCTTCCGACAAATCCACAGTGGCCGAGTTGGCGGGCAAGAAATGAGGCTGTCGCCATGATGCGAAATTGGAAGGGAGAGACATACTGATGTATCCAATCTATCATGTCAAGGTACGTTGGTCCGAACGGTATCCGCCCGAGACGGCGGCGCACAACATGCGTGCGTCTGAGTTGCCTGCGGGTCGATTTTGGAATGGCAGTAGTTGGGATACAATGGAACGTGAAGAAACGGACGTTGTTGAACGGCTGTTGCGGGATTGGTGGCCGGAGTATTCCAAGAAACTCTTAGAACCGGCCGACCTGACGCTTATCGTCGAGTTGCGTTGTCGAGATACTTGGTGCTCGGGCTGGTTTTCGCATTGGACCTTTGATACAGGCCAATCAGATCAAGAAGTGTTGGACAGTTTCCGGGAGTACGTGGATCGTATTCAATACTCTGACCGGCCAGAGGACGAAATTGGCAGTCTTCTCATGGGTGCCGAGGATGAATGGCGCTGGCATGGTGGTGAGCGAACCGAGGCACCTTGCCGGTGTCCGGTCTGCAAGGAACGTGGCGTGGTGAGGATCGACCATTGAACCGTGTAAACAGATACTTCCGACTTGCTAAAGTGGTTGCTGAGAAAGGTGACTCGAAAGACGCCCGGCGGCATTTTCGCTTTGGGGCGGTCGGTGTCCGAACGGATGGAGCCGTCGTCACGGCGAGCAATGTCCCGGTGCGCGGGCCGGAGAGACGCGCACATGCGGAAGTCCGCGTGACTCGGAAATTGAATTTTGCCTCGGTGGTCTATGTCGTCAGAATCCTACGAAATGGACGACTGGCAAATGCCCGGCCGTGTTCCAAGTGCCAGGCGGCAATGCAACAGCGTGGCGTTATTTGTTACTACTCGATCAGTGAGAATGAATACGGAGTCCTGCAATGATTCTCTGCGTTGACGTGACAAAAGTGATTGTTCTGACTGGCCGGGGAGCCGATAAGGTTTCTCTTTTCACGACTGAGGATAGTTCGTTCTTCGGGGATGGACCCCTGGTGCTGAACTTTGCTGTGTCGGCTGGACAGGGATTCAAGTATGTAACCGAGGTTCTGAGGATTGATGACGAGTACGTGGAGGTCATCAATGCCTAGCAAGATTTGCCCGAGTTGCAATACAGCACATGGCGCACGCAAACTGGTCTGTGAGTGTGGCCACGACTTCGGCTGCAAGCACAAAACGACGCCTGGTACGCATGACTTCCCCTACCCCGAGCCTGGAAAGTGGGTCTGGGTGTTGCCAAAAGGGATGCCGCCGATTCATTCACCCGACGTACCGCCTGGTCCGTTGTCGGCAAGCGTGGTCAAGGAACAAATTTCATACGAAGGACTTGGCTTTTGCGTCTATAGTCTCATTCCACCCGATCATGTTGCGGATGAACGCCTGCGGGAATTGTGGGTGGCGGCGCGGGCCGCGATGCGGGAAATCGTTGATTACCTGGATCAAGTAGAATGAATGACTACTACGTCTACTGCTACTGGGACGGCGATGTACCCATTTACATTGGGGCGGGCCGTGGGAGACGTGACGTGCGGCATGGTCGTTCAAGTGAACGAGGTTGTCGCTACTTTTGTTGGAGACTTTGTAGGATACGACAAGAAGGCCGCAAATCAAGTATGTGTCACTTGCTCGACAATCTCACACGTCAAGAATCACGTCGTTGGGAACGGTTCTTCATTGCCGCCATTGGTCGTGAAGATTTACAAACAGGCCCACTTTGTAATTTAACCGGTGGTGGCGATGGGGTGACAAATGTGTCGATTGCTACAAGACAACGGATGTCTGCGTCAAGGAAGGCAGTGATGATGCAGCCTGAAATGAAAGAACGATACTCCAAAGCAATAAAAGCGGCGAGTGCTCGACCGGAAGTGAAACAACGGCAGTCAGAGGCGGCGAAAGTGGCATTGGCGCGTCCAGGTGTGAAGCAGCAGAGGATTGCAGCACAACATGCAGCGTCGATTCGTCCTGATGTGAAACTGCGACGATCAATGGCACAGAAAGTAGCTCACAATCGGCCCGAAGTGAAGCAGCACCAGTCTGAGGCGGCAAAAGCGGTTTCTGCTCGACCCGAAGTGAAACAACGAAGGTCTGAGGCTGCAAAAGCGGCAAATCGTTATAAACCACCTAAAGGGCGATTCAAGGGTGTGTTTCCAAAACGAAAGAAATGGTTTGCCCGAATTGATCGTCAATATTTTGGTACTTTTGGGTCGCCAGAATTAGCCGCTCAAGCCTATAATGATGGGGTGGATAAATACTGGGGCGGTGATGGGTACAAGAATCAGATTCCAGTTGTGGAGAAACAATGATCCCTGTATTTCTCTCGATAGATTTAGACTATTGGGCACATGGCCGGAAGCATCAGTGTGATGTTTTCTTCAAGAAAGTGTACGCATTGGGTCTTCCGATTCATGCTGCATACGAGCATGACCACTTGCTAGATGTGATAAATTCATCCCAATGCACAACCTTAATCAATGTGGATTTCCACTCGGATTTGTGCGACACGCCTGCTGAGGGCTGGGAGTTAAGCGATCTTAATGAGGGCACTTGGGGCAACTTTGTGTCATGGCGGGAGCGGGGCACCTTCATCTGGCGGTATCCGAGTTCACTTTGCTTGAAGCCAGGCAACGGATATTGCCACAATGATGTCAACCCGTTCGAGAAACCGGCATCCGGGTGGCGTGAGGCACGAAAGCGACAGGGTGTGGCGGGCATCCCGTGGGACAGCATCAAGGCGGTTGGTGTGTGCTTGAGTCCTGACTGGATTGGTCGAACGTCCGTGATTCGGGAGCCGATTGACCGACTTGGGATGCAGGATTGGCTTGATCTTGACGAGATCGGGTTGTGTTTATCCGGTGTGACCGTCAAAATCGTGCAATCACGCGAGAAAAACACACACAAAATGAGAAAAATGCTTGCAAAACGCCAGGGACGTGGTAGGATTAAGTAGAAAGGGAGACACGATGACAAACTACTGGCCGATTGCAATGCAGCCGACATCTCAACAGCGAGCCACGGCCGCTGCGGTTGCCGACTGGTTTGATACTGTGGTCAATACTATCCTGGTCCTGTCAGTCCTGACCTTGGGAGTGCTGCTGTGGTAGTTGCAAGCGAACATACTGAAACCATCCGGTGTGAGACCTTGGCGCGAATCTCCGGGTTGCCGGTGACGTGTTACATCCGACTTGGCGTGCGGTTCTTTGTCTTTGGAACCGTCATGACAGTCTGCACCTATCGAAAGGCCAAAGTCTTTGCCGAGGGAGTGGCGGTCGGGAGACAATTATGTTCGTAGCAACACATACTGGCTTTCTTCATGGTGACGCACGAGTCGGCGACTAGCGGCCGAAAGTTTTACTGCGTGAAACGAAGTGCTACTGGGTTTCACGGCAGGGAACGAAGTATCGTAAGACGACAGGCAGACCAGCCGGTGACGATCATTGGCCGTTGTGGACACTCGACATCAAAACGGTGGCAAAGATATGAACGCTGAACCAGGCAAACTGTATCTTGCCATCATGCACCATTGGCTCTGGCGGCCTTCGGCCATCCGGGGTAGCAACTTGGAACAACGTGAGTGTAAGATTGCCCGAGTGTTCGATTCCACCACGGCAAACTTAATCGGCGTCAAAGTGACGGACCTGCAAGAAATCGCGGAGTTCGTTATCACTCTTGCAAATTCGTGGCAGCCAATCAACAAAGAACAACGCATCCGACTGGAAGTATACGAAGTCACCAACCCTATTCTGGTATCATGTTAATCCCATCTTTCAATCTACCGCATCTGCAAGACGCAATCGAAGCGATGAATCGTCGTTGTCGTAAACTCGGTCAATCTGAGATCAGATTGACGACTGGCGCGACGATTTTCGAGGAACGTCGGCATGAAACGGGTGTGAAGTACAAGATCGAGATGGTCAATGTTGATGTCGTCGGCGAATCTCCGGTTCTTGACGGTTGGAAACTGGTTGGCGTCATTGAGAGGATCGAAGAAGAGAACATGGTTCGTTGTGTGCCGGGCGAGACGGTGCCATCTGATTATCGACTCGCCGATAATCACTGCGATCATTGCAAGACGAGTCGGATGCGGAAAGAAGTCTTCGTACTCAGACACATTGATGGAAGGCACGTTCAGGTTGGCCGCCAGTGTATCGCCGACTTCCTTGGGCATGTCAGCGTTGAGTCGATGATCGCGCGTGCCGAGTGGGAAATCTCAGCCGTGAGTGAAGTGCGGGATGCGTGCGACGAGAACTATGGGCATGTCGAAAGAACCATTCCACTTGGCTTGTTTGTCGCCACGACTGCTATCGTGATTAGGCGTCTCGGCTGGGTCAGCCGGAAAATGGCAGAGGATGCCACGCGGGAGACACTGACAACGGCCCATCTCGTGTGGCAGGTGCTCACGTCGAATGATAAGTTCACCAAGGAATTGGTTGAGAGCAATCAACTTTATGTTGAGTCACGCGATGAAGAATTGGCCGAGAGGGCAACAGTATGGGCCGCGAGTCTGCCGACTGATGAAGGTGACTACCTCTACAACCTGGGTGTGGCCTGCCGGTGTGCGAGTGTCACGTATCGAACGCGGGGCACCGTGGCAAGCGTGATTGCTGCCTATAACCGCGTCTTGGATTCGGGAAAGAAGACGCCTTGTGTCCACGTCGGCACAGTCGGGAAGAGAGAGGAATTTGCGGTCACGGTCAAGAAACTTAGCTACTTTGATTCCCAGTATGGGGTCAAAACGCTTGTGCGATTTGATGCTGCTGGCAACGTGTTGATATGGTGGGCCAGCGGTAACACGGATTGGCTGCATGAGGGTGACGAGTTGAAGATCGTCGGCACCGTTGCCAAGCACGACGACTACAAGGGCACACCACAAACCGTCTTGAAGCGCGTGAGGAAAGCATGAAGAAGGGCGACAGGTTTGGACGGTTGACTGTTGTTGTGACACCACAAGGACGCGCTGTTTCTGTGGTGTGTTCTTGTGGTGTCTGTAAAGTGGTTAATTGTGATAAACTTGTGACCGGGCATACTCGTTCATGTGGTTGTTTGAGAAATGAAAAGATAGGTGCTGTGAATCGGCGGCATTGTCTCACAGGTTCAAGACTTTATGCTTGCTGGAAAAGTATGAAGTACCGATGTAGCAATCCTCGGGCCGCCGGTTGGCATAATTATGGTGGCCGAGGGATATGTGTCTGTCGGGAATGGCAGTCATTTGACGTTTTTGCTTACTGGGCGTTTGCGAATGGATACAATGATGAATTAACATTGGATCGTAAACGGACAAATCGAAATTATTGTCCATCAAATTGTCGGTGGGCAACATACAAGCAACAGTCCCAAAGCCGACGAAAACGACGTGGAATGTCAACACCCTATCTTGGTGTCTGTCGATGTGTGGGTGAGACTTTATATTCAGCCTATGCTAATCGAAAACGTCTTGGACGTTTTGTTGATTCTTTCTCAGCGGCTTGGGTTCGGGATGTATACGTGAAACAACATAGTGATCCGTATGTCACACTCAATAGTTTGAGGGATCGACGTAAGAAACAAAAGCGAGTAAAATTGGAGCGGCGCGGAACTTTTGATTGGGACATGCTTCTAAACAAGTAATACTGATATAATATGAGGAAGACATGAAGTACACTTTGACTATTGACGATGCACAGGTTCGCACGATTCTTCACGCCTTGGACCTGTATTCGCGGATTGGTTGCGGCCAGTTTGATGAAATCCGGCGTCTCTTTCAGTTTGATTCGCGCAAGCGCGAGGGCGCGGATAAGGTGGACATTGGTTGGACGTTGGACGCAATCAAACAGTCATTACTCCCGCTTGAACGGGGCGTCGGTTACAGTATCAACAATCGTGACGTGCCACAAACCTATCGGATGGCTTACGACATTCTCCAAGTGCTTCGGCATTGTAAAGCCTGGCACGATAGACCCGAGGGTGGCCCCTTTGTGCAATTCGATTCACCGTTCCAGACTGGCGACCATGAATTTTGTACCGTAGAGGCTGTGGTGGACACACGCAAGGAACTGGAAGGACTTCGGGTTTCGATGGCACGGGTCGCTCAAGTTGTCGGGGTTGAGACGACGGAGTGCCCCGTCTTGGACAAGGGCTACTCGGACCTGTGCAAGATGGCTGCACAGGATCGGGGTTGGAACAATCTTGCGGGCGCGATCTGTGAGAAGGCGGGCGAAAATCTCGACCGTTGACTTGACTTTCTACGCCTGTGATGTATAGTTGAATAGAAAGGGACACTGATGTTAAGAGAACAGTGGTTACTGACGCTGATTGAAAAGTTGCGGCCGGTCTTTGAGGGGAAGGGTGCAACCCTACCTGCAAAGATTCGTGCGTCGTGCAGTTTTCCGTCGAAGATGGCTCTCGCCAACAAGAACAAGCGAATCGGCGAAGCGTGGAGCGACAAGAACAGCGAAGATCAGACTTTTGAGGTTTTTATCAGCCCGTTGCTGAAAGACCCTATCGAGGTCGGCGGTGTCGTGGTTCACGAGTTGGTTCACGTTGCAGTCGGTCTTGAGTGCGGTCATCGGGGCGCGTTCAAGCAACTGGCAAAGTCAGTCGGTCTTGAAGGCAAGATGACGGCTACGACGGTCGGTGACGAGTTGAAGATCAAACTTCAAGTGTTGACGGACGAGATCGGGGAGTATCCACATGCCCGGCTTGTCGCCAGCAATCGGCCAAAGACACAGACTACCCGCATGTTGAAAGTCACCTGCAAAGAGTGTGGATGCGTTGTTCGCATGACGCGCAAGTGGCTTGAAGAAGCAGGCGCACCGACTTGCGCTTGTGGCGGCGAGATGGTTGAGGGTGATGGCGATGCTGACTGACGCAAAGGTTGGGGACGTGTTATTGGTTGGTGGCAGTAACCCGTATCTGTCCACAGTGACCAAGACAACTAAGACGTTAGTGTGTTGCGGGAGCACGAAGTTCAATCGACAAGGGAGGTTGACCCCGCGACAGAAATGGGACTATACGCACGCACGGATTGCAACAGAGATTGATGTTGCTCAAGTGAAGGAGGAAATCCACAGGCGGCAGTGCATCAATGTTATCCTGGCGAAGACTGGGAACATCAATGACTTGCGGGCGTTCAGTACGAAGAAACTCATTTGTTTGGTTGCAGTTTTGGAGAATGACTGATGAATAGTCTGGTTGCTATCTTCCAGAAAGTGCTCATGGAGGCTCAGAAACTCCGGCCACAGAAATCCAAATGGATCGGTGACGAGTTGGAGTGGATCATCTACGAGCGCAAGATTATGCTGGATGTGGTCAACGCTGAGCGTTTTCGTCGGGGTCTGCCAGCCGTGGTGGACGTGGGCAAGGCAGAACGATGTGCGATGGGGCATATCGACTACACACAGAAGTTCGCGCTGTATTGCGCGGAGTTGGCGGTGCAACCATGATTATCCGGCCGACCGAAGTGCATGAGAACTGGGACAAGGCATTGATGGGTGTCTTGCAGACCGCCAAGGATTTGGGCATTGAGTGCAACTGCAAGTTGTCGTCGCAGTGGCTCGTCAAGATCGACGGCAACGAGCGGGAAACTTTCCTGGCATTAGCACGCGAGGCGGCAAATGCTTCATAGTGAAGACTTGCAAGGCCGCTCGAAGCAGTGGATTGCTAACCGACTCGGCCAGAAGGTTGAGACCTACGCCGCCGGAATCGGTACACTGGTCATCATCAAAGATGGCGGGTGGGCGATTTGCGTGCGGCTGCAATGCACTCACGGCTGCAAGCGCACGCACACTGTCTACCTGCGGCGTGGTTGCGGCGGCCCGGATCATTATGCACACAACTTCAAGGGCGAGTACGTCGCCGATCTACGGGACCAGGTATTCAACTGTGGCAACCACGCATGAACGATTGGTGAAGGAAGCCGAGGCGGCGATCAGCCGACTCCATGCTGATACTTCGGTCTCACGGGAGCAAACGTTGGACTCGTTGGAGAACGTGCGGGAGTTGATCCTTGACTTGATTCGAGACTTGAAATGAAGATCGAACGGTGGAAGGATGTTCCGGGTTACGAGGGTTTGTATCAGGTCTCAGACAAGGGACGTGTTCGCAGTGTTGATAGGGTCGTTGAATACGTTGACGGGCGTGTTCCATTCTTGGCCGGACGCATTTTACGTCAACGAATGGCTGGGTCGCGTCGGGATTATGCTGTGGTCAATTTGTGGCGAGGCAAACAACGGCGCACACGGTATGTTCACGATTTGGTACTTTCGGCGTTTGTAGGCTTGAAACCAATAGGTAAAGAGGTTTGCCACGGGCCGCAAGGGCAGGGTGATAACCATTTGCGGAATCTTTCCTATGGGACACATTCACAGAATATGCGTGATTGTCGTCGAGATGGGACGGGTATAAATAAACCCGTCCGCCGTTCGGACGGGAAGGAGTATGATAGCATTGATGAAGCAGCAAGAGACATAGGCGCTTGTCCGCAGAATATCACTCACGTACTTCATGGCCGCCTGAAACAATGTAAGGGGTTTACTTGGGAGTTCATCAATGACTAAGATTTGTTATGTTCCGAAGTCGTTTCGTGCGGTCGCGTTGGAACGCATCGCTCAAGCCAACAAGATTATTGTTGAGTACCAGGCACAAGGATTCAAGTTGACTTTACGCCAACTTTTTTACCAATTTGTTTCGAGAGACTTGATTCCCAACACCGTGCAATCGTACAAGGGTCTTGGTGAGATCATCAACGATGGTCGTTTGGCGGGTTTGATTGACTGGGATGCGATTGAAGACCGCACACGGAACTTACGTGGTTTGTCACATTGGTCCAGTCCACGCAACATCATACGTGCTTGTGCGAATCAGTACACCGAGGATTTGTGGGCCGGTCAAGAAAATTATGTGGAAGTTTTCATTGAGAAGGACGCTTTGATCGGTGTGATTGAAGGCGTCTGTACTCAGATGGATGTACCATACTTTTCTTGTCGTGGATATGTGAGCCAGAGTGAGATGTGGGGAGCATCTCAACGCCTGATTGGGCGCGAAGAGGCGGGCAAACGGACGATCATCATTCATCTTGGCGACCACGACCCAAGTGGTATCGACATGTCGCGCGACATCCAGGATCGCTTGAATCTGTTTGGTTCGACGGTCTCTGTCAGACGCATTGCGTTGAACTTCGATCAGATTGAGAATTTGCCACCGAATCCTGCCAAAGTCACGGACTCCCGCTACGAGGGATACCGGGCGTTGTATGGTGACGAGTCGTTCGAGTTGGATGCTTTGGAACCGCGCGTCATTGTTGCCTTGATTCAGGACAACATTGACGACTTGATCGACACTGATCTGTGGGAGGCGGCAGTCGCCCGACAACAACTCGGACGCGATCAATTGGAGAAGGTGTCAAAACGATGGGATGATGTAACGGAGTTTCTAAATGGCTGACGTGCCTAAGATGCGCTGCAAGAAGCGAGACGGTGAGTGGTGGATACTCGGTGTGCCTGAGATGGACCCCGAAGGTTGTGGTCCTTACGGCACGAAGGCGGACGCAGAAGATGACATGCACGGCATGGAGCGGTTTTATGAACATTATGACGAACCGGGTTACTTTACAGTGGACCCGCCACGGGAGAAACAATGAGTCCAGTTGAAATTCAAGTTGGCGTGACATACGTGAATCGTGGGGCCGGGCGCACGCAGCGCACCGTTCTGGCGATTGGTGACGAGCATCGGCCGCCGCATTGGCTCGGGGCGTGGGGGACCAAACCGCCGGATGAACCGGGCGTCCTTTTCGAGCAGAAGGGGAAACAGTACACCCTCTACCTCTCGTCTTTTGCCCAGTGGGCAAAGCGGCCGGTGGAGTGCGATCATCCGTGGCATCGGAATCCTGGCCTGATTACGGATTGCCCTGGGTGCGGGGCAAAATTGATTTGACTTCTCCGAAACACATGGTATGATTGAGTAGGTTCAAGAACAAACCGGAGAACAAACGATGTATCTGATGGTCCAAAATCCTGGGATTGCGTGTGTCGAGGGTTTCATATTACTGGGTGTTAGCACAACCCGTGACTGTGGAGTATCCGGTACAATCGGACAATTCGGCAGCGGGGCGAAGCACGCCATCAACACGTTGCTTCGGGCTGGGTTGACGGTGACGATTTACTGCGGTAAGACGAAGTTGGACTTCCAGACGCGCGATGAAGTGATTGACGATGGCCTGGTGAAGACGCCGATCAAACGAGTGTACTGTAAGCTGGGTGGCACCAGTACCCGGACGGTTGATACTGGTTGGGTCTTGGACTTTGGGGCACTCGACTGGACGAACCTGGCGATGGCCTTGCGGGAGTTTGTCAGCAACGCCATCGACCGAACGATCCGCGAGAAGGGCGACATCGGACCAGCCATATTGAGTGAGGATTTGCGAGTGTCCTTGGTTGATGAACCACGGGCACGCGACGGCTACACGCGAGTCTACGTGCAAGTCAATGAAGACGTGCAACGCTATTATGGTGAACTGCCTCGGCGGTTCTTGCATTTTTCGTCTGATCCTTCGCAAGTCAAGAAGTCGATTCTGCCGAAGACCAACCGTAATATCGGGGACGGTCAGACAGCGATGATCTACCGCGAGGGCGTCTTGGTGCGCGAGGTTGGCGAGTGCAAGAAGCGATCTTTGTTCGACTACAATTTCCGGGCGTCAGAGTTGCACATCGACGAGAGTCGCAACAGTAGTGAGTACGAGGTCAAGGCGGCTTGTTCCCGACTCATGGCCGGGGCTGATTCGGGTCTCTTGGCGGCCGTTTTCAAGAGTCTGACGGATGGTGAAGAGACGTTCGAGGCTGAGTTGGACCCTTACTACATCTGCCCGTCGTGGCAGACACCGAAACCCGAACAGAAGAAAGCCTGGCAGCAAGCCTGGCAGGTAACGGCTGGGGACGCCGTACTGGTGCGTGATGTGGGGCAGATTGACTTCGTGCAACGCAAGGGACGCCCGGCCGCTGTGGTCAAGGCCCCTGGTTGGGCTGAGGTCGCTGAACGCTTCGAGTTGCCGACTGCCAAGCGCCTTCTCTCTGAGAACGAACAGAAGGGCCGCGAGATTCTGCCCGCGACCGACTATGCTCAGCACGCCGTTGACATGGCGTGGGGCTGGTTGGAAGGTTTGAATCTGACAAACGGCAAAACGAAACCGCCGGTGGGTTGTTTCCGAGATATTATGGATGCAGGCAGCCGAGTGTTTGGGTTCTGTGACAGCACAGGAGTCTACCTGGCGGACGACCACGCGAGCGGCATGAGCAAGACGCTGGTGAAGACGGCCCTTGAAGAGTGTGTGCATTGGTGTACAAAAGCGACAGATTGTAGTCGGGATTTTCAAGACTTTTTACTGCGGATGGTGGTGGAGATTGCATTGTGACGCAAGGCGACCAGTTTGGACGTTTGACCGTGCTTGCTAAACCCTATTGGGTTCCAGGTGTTCACTATAAAGTGAAAGTTCGGTGTGCGTGTGGTGTGGTTAAAGACGTGTGGGCAAGTGACTTGCGGTGTGGGAAGATTGTTTCATGTGGCGGTTTGGCGTGCCGACGATTGGGTAAGACAACTCGTACACATGGTCGGTCGCACACAAAGTTGTATCGACTTTGGCAAGATATGTTCACACGTTGCTATAATCCAAACTTTAAGCAGTTTAAGGATTATGGCGGCCGTGGAATAAGGGTCGCTAAAGTGTGGTGGGATTTCGTGTCATTTTATCAATGGGCGATGGCTAATGGATACGTGGAAAGCAAATTCCTGTTGGATCACATCAATAATGACGGGGATTACAAACCATCAAATTGTCGGTGGGCGACACGTTCACAATCAAATAAGAATCGTCGGAGTAACGGACTTTTAGGAACTAAACGTTCACGGGGTCAGTAGCCCAATGTAGAGGCGCGCAGACAATGCAGTCCAGTGTGAGTTCGAGTCTCACCTGACCCCTTTCTTGAAAGAAACCAATGACACCCGCCCAAGAACTACTTGAGTCAATCAAAGCGAAACGGGCCGAACAAGCGAAGTTGCTTGCCGAGTTGGACCTGTGGGCGGCGGTGCAGGCGCAGGGAATTGACATCAGTACCGTGGCGACCTTTGGGTTCAAGCCCGAGTGGCTGACGCGAATTGAGCGGTTGCAACGTGACAATGCTATGCGGGCGCGGCGGCCGGACCCATTTGACGGCCCGCGTGATGTCAATGGGCATTATGCGTGCATGGTATACAACTTTGTGCGGCACAAGGATGGGACAACCACGAGACTTCAACCTTCACTGAGAGCACCATAATGGATACGATACGAGATGCGGTAGCCCGCCACAATAATCTGCAAGGCGTGAAACGGGTTCAGGATTTGCGCCGTTACCTGCGTCAACGGATGGATTTGGAGACACAGGAACGCCATGACCGATGGCGGTTAGGTTGCCGTATTGTGGCCGCGAGCATCGCGTTGTTGGTGTGGTGTGCTGGATACCCGACGACGGCTCTTTTCGTTGGTGTCTTGATTTATGCCAGCGGGTATAGTGCTGTGGACCCATATCGGTTGGCGGTACGGCGCTGGCAGGCTGAGTTGGACGAGGAGTTATGCCGGTGAGAGTCTATTCGGCTTTCTACAAAGACGATCATTCTGAGATTATCTTTCGTTTCGTGCCGCGTGGGGACGTTCGGAAGCGTTTGCCACTGGGCACCCGTGTCCATGTGGATGGGCACAGTACCCTTGGCCGTCTTGACGGCGGGGACGAGTTCGAGCACGCTTACTTTGAGTTGGGCGGCCGGATCATCGTGGTTCAAGGCTTTGACCGCGATACTCAGTGCGTGTAAACGCATCTTCTTTTGCCATCTCTTAACCCATTAGATGGGTATTTCTTGGATGGCGTATAAACCAGCGCGATTTTGCTAGATTCGATGCAGGTTTTGACGCTTTTGGCCGATATTGTATGTAGAGAGGATTATGTGTGGACCACGTTACCGACTTAGCTGACCCCCGGCGTTGTAAGGCAGGCACTCGTGCCGGGCAATGTGTGTGCGTGGCCCCGGATGGGTCAGAATTTTGTGTACTACATTCAGGGGTAGACCGGGCACCTAGTCGTAGTCTGCGACAGTATCTTCTCGCCAAGGCTGATGATCGAACGCGGTTGGCTCAGTTTGCTGAACACGAGGATGTCAAGTCACTCCGGGACGAGATCGCACTTGCTCGGATGTTGATTGAACGACGTTTCAACTTGATCCAAACAGACGCCGACTTACTCAATGCTTGTGGCTCACTTAACCAACTTTTCATTACGGTTGAACGCCTCGTCAAGTCCGCTCACGCCATCGAGCAAAGTCTTGGTGCTCTTTTGGCTCGTCAATCCGTGCTTCGATTAGGTCAACAAATTTGTCAGATCATCGTGGATCGGTTGGAAGGCGTCCCGAATTACGAACAGTTGGTGGACACGATTATTCTTGACATCATTGCAACGATTCAACACGCGGGCAACACTGAGACTTCAACACCCCGCGCTTTGTCCGCACCAATTGAGTAAAGAATGTCATTGAATCCGGTTTGGTGTGAGATTTGTACCATCCATCCGGCAATGTTCAATGAGCGACGTTGTGAGGATTGTTGGGCATCCGATCAAGCTGTGAGTGATAAAAGGCGTGTTGCCAACATCAATACACTGGTTCAATCGAGTCGAGTGACGAATGATCTTTCGATACCGCCCACAACTCGCAAGCATCGACCAACTCGCTCCGGGTGACATTGTTGGGTACTCGGGCGACCATTGGTTGAGTTGGATAATCAACATTGCGACGTATGGCGTGCCGTGGTGGGGTTTGAGTCATATCGGGATTGTTGGAGAGTACACATTTCCAGGTAAAACCGATCCTGAACTTTTGCTCTTTGAGTCTACTGAATCAACATCCGACTTGCCATGTGCAATCAACGGTAAACCATTTCGCGGGTCACAGGCGTTTCATATTGGCCCTCGATTACAGGAATACCGAGGGAAGGTTTGGCACTATCCACTTTACCGGCCACTCTATGATTTTGAGCGTGTGCGGCTTAATAAGTTTTTGTTGGACACACTTCACACACCATACGATGAAATGGGCGCATTTCGTTCGGCCGGTGTTGGTTTGTCATGGATCGAGGGTCTTTTGCGAGAGCAGGATTTGACTTCGATTTTTTGTTCCGAAATGGTAATGGCGGCATATTCGGTCGTGGGTTTGTGTGCGACGGATAATGTTTCGCGTTGGTCGCCTAATCGACTGGTTCGACATTTACGTCACCATGAGATTTTGCGAAAACGTCGGAGACTGAAGTAGTGAAGACAGTCCAATTGGTCGGTGGCGAGACCGTGTTAGTTGATGATTGTGACTATGCAGATTTGTCACAATGGAAATGGCAATTTCACCGTCGCCGACGAACGGGTTACGCTGAGCGAATCCAATAAACGGGTAAAGTACGTCGGCATATTTTCATGCACCGACTTATTGTTGAACGGCGTGGCTTAAATGTTCAGGGTGTGGACGTGGATCATGTGGATGGCAATGGGTTGAACAATCAATTTTGTAACTTGCGTGTTGCAACGCGGTCACAGAATAATGTGAATTCAAATAAGCCGGACACAAATACGTCAGGTTACAAGGGTGTGTATCCGCACAGTACCGTGAATAAATGGGTCGCACAAATAGGTGTTGATGGCCACCGACAATATTTTGGCTACTTTGACGATCCACAGGCTGCCGCAAGAGCCTATAACGAAGCTGCCTTGAAACATTACGGAGAATTTGCATGTCTAAATTCATTGTAGCTTTTTTCCTGTTTGTGTCCTTAATAGGATGCGACGGGATGTTATCCGGGGTATCTCGTCCGGTCACGAAGGAGTATCCCACAGTCAATGTGCCTCTTGGTATGCGACAGAGCAATTGGCTCGGGAGTCAAGGTGAGGGTTCATGCGTCCATGCCACAATGATCTCACTCTTTCGCTGGCAAGGTCGCTATAAGACGGCTGATCGCTGGCGGCAGACGCAGGGGAATGGTGAGTGGCCGGATGATTTGGCCGCCAAGTTTGACCACGAAAAAATCCGTTACGCATACACGATCAATGGAGACGTGAGGTTCCTGGAATGGGCCTGTCAAACACGCCGAGGTTGCGGAATCACGGTCATGGGGGGTGCCCACATGATCGCTCTTGTCCACCTGGACGCAAAGTGGGCTGCAATTTTGGATAATAACAATGTCTCCAAGTACCGCTGGGTTCCGCGTGAAACCCTGATAGCTGAGTGGAAAGCCAGCCACGGTTGGGCCGTGACGCCGATCTATACTCCGGCGGCTCCACTCTCACAGTAACAGTTAAACTCCTAACAAAGAGGAAAACCCATGAATCGACTGATTCTGCTTGTGTGTGTGTTGCTCGCTTCGTTTGCGAGCGTCTATCCGTGTGTTGCGGATGGTGTGAATGGTGTGATCTGCGAAGAGCGCGTCATCAATCTGCCCCAAGACCAGGGTGGATGGTATATCAGTGTGGTTGGTGCCATCGGTGATGCCAACTACCAGCGCGTGCTGGGGTGGTTCAATACCGACGCCAAGATGAAGAAATTGCGTGACACCGTTCATTTTTGCCCGGTCGCTACGGATACGGCCATTTACCGCGAACGGTATGCGATGACCACTGGCTTGTACAAGATTACGGCTCTGCCTTGCGTGCGTTTGCAACGTTCGGACGGCTCCGTGGTTTATCAGGCTTGTGGTAAGAATATCCCGATGACTTCACAGGGCCTTTACGGTGCGCTTGCTAACGGTGTCCAGATGTCGGAAGGTATCTTCCCTATTCTGCCGTGGCGGCGAGAGATGGAACGACGTTGCCCGTGTCCGCAACCGAATCCCAATCCCAATCCCAATCCTGATCCTGATCCTGAACCGCAACCGATTGGACCGCCCGATGCGCCGGACGTTCCCGAAGTGGAATCCGACCTACCGCCTGTTTGGCTGATTGTTCTCATGCTCGTTGCCGGGGTTGGCGCGGGCGTGGCGTATCAGTGGAAGAAAACTTACGCGAAGAAGTAGTCCACTGCTGCCGGTCCCGTGTCTCCACGTTCCTTTCAACTGTCCGAAACAAACTGAGGTACAAACATGATCTCTCTCGTGCATCTTGTCATTCTTGTTCTCGTCGTGGCTGTGGGCTTTCTGGCTGCCAAGTGGTTCTTTCAGAAGGACACCGAAGTCGAGGATCGTCGGCGCGGTGCAGCCCATCTGGCTGCCGCTCTGACCAATTACGGTCTCGTGCAGATTCCGAACTTTCTGATCGACTATTCGGTCGGCGACTACTCTGGCATGGCTGAAAAGATGAAGCAGCTTGCCAAGATGTTTCTGACTGGTGAAGACGCCGTGGTCAAGGAATTTGACCAGGTGTTCGAGCGCGTGTTGGTCAAGAAGTTGCAGACCGAAGCCGGTCGTGCATTGATCGCCGCGAAGTTGGCCGACGCCGTGAAACCGAGTGATCCGACTGCGGTCCAAACCGCGCCGGTCGCCAAGGTTTCGTAAGCGACTCAAAGCATCTTCGTCCCGGCACAAGAAATTGTGCCGGGACGTTCTCTCTTGACTTCCGAAAGCAAGTCCAGAGAAAACGGTAGGAGATTCCAATGAAACAATTCCGAACATTCACTTGTTTGTTTGTATTGCCAATGTGTTTTGTGTTGGCAGCCGTGTTGTGGGCAGGTGGTTGTATCCGGCCGTCTCCTGTGGCTCCAATACCGATTGATAATAGGTGTGCGCAGGTCAAAGTGCTTGTGTTTTCAGCGTCATGGTGTGCCCCATGCCAACGTGATAAGGCGGTCTTGGTTCAAGTGGCGGCGATGGGCGTTGAAGTTCAAGTCGTTGACATCGACGCACGCCCTGATTTAGCACGAAAGTATGGTGTGACCAGTGTGCCGACTTATTTCGTCTATGTTGGCGGTCGCAATGTTCAACGGACGAATGACATATCGGTGGTGGTCAACATCGTGCGGCGGTAACTATGAGACGCAAACGTCGTTGTCGCAATTGTCCTGAGAAACCAGAACCAGTGAAACCCGATCCGGTGGTGTCTGCCAGCTTCTTGGAGACGGAGAGTAAACGACTTTGGCAACAAGCCATCATGGGATGCAATGCGACAATTGATATGCTCGGAAATTACGCGACGGTCGGCGTACCGGGCGCACCGGTGTCGCAAATGCAACGGCTGGTGACAAAATTACAAGAGACTATTGTGACTTGCAAGTCGCAAAGTGAGGCCGATGGGGCGAACGCCAAGCAACCAGCCGCATCGCCGCCGCTGACCAACGCGAACCCAAACGGCCTCTTAAACCATGAGCAATCTTCTGGATGAATTGAAACAGAGTATTGCCGAGGGGTTGAAAAGCAAGACTCTTACGTCTTGTAGTCGGTGGGCTGAAAATCGTCGCGTGATGGGATCACCATTTGAGGGGCCGTATAGTTTCAAGTGGCATCCGTGGTGCCGTGCAATCCATGACAGCCATGCGGCGTACACGATTGCGATGAAGGCGGCACAGTTGGGAATCACGGAAGTAGGAATCAATCGGGCATTTTTTACACTCGACCAGTCAAAGAGGGATGTGCTTTACGTCTTGCCGACAACGATCAATGCGAGTGATTTTTCCAAGGCGAGGTTCACGACTGCATTGAAGTTGAGTCCCCACTTAAAAAATCTGTTTGTGGACACGAATACGGTGGGGTTGAAATCGACGGGTACGAATGTCCTGTATATCCGTGGGAGTCGAGGCGATAGTAACCTGAAATCCATCCCGGTGTCCGAGTTGATCTTGGATGAATTGGACGAGATGGATACTCATGCGGTGTGGTTGGCCCTGGAACGACTTTCAGGGCAGATTGAGAAACACGTTGTTGCAATCTCCACACCGACTGTTCCGAAGTATGGTGTTCACAAACTCTTTCTGACAAGTACGCAAGAACACTTTTACTTCCAATGTCCGCACTGTAACCGATGGACAGAGTTCACTTGGCCGGATTGCATTGAGATCATTGGGGAGTCCGTCAATGATCCACGGTGTTATGAGTCGTTCTTGAAATGTCGGGAATGTAAGGTCCGACTTGAACACAAAGAGAAACCGATCTTTCTGGCAACAGGTGAATGGAAAGCAACTGAACACACGACATCAGCGGATGAAGCACGGGGCTTCTACATCAATCAGATGTATTCGTCAACTGTGTCGCCGGGTGAGTTGGTGATCGCCTATCACCGTGGGTTGGGTGACGAAGCGGCAAGTAAGGAGTTTAACAATAGCAAGTTGGGACTTCCATTTGTTGGGGAAGGCGCGCAAGTTACGGATGCAATGATTGATGCCTGTGTTCGGGGACATACAATCAACGATCAGCGGCCAATGATTGGTGGCCACCGCTTGATAACGATGGGCGTGGATCAAGGAAAGACAGGATTCATTTCGGTTGTGGAATGGTTGTTTGACCAACATCCGGGTGCAGACATTAGTGCGGCAGCCATCGGTAAGTTGTTGTGGTTTGGCAAATTTCAGGAGGATGACTGGGGTTATGTTGGGGAGTTGATGCGGGAGTGGCAGGTATTGGCGGCTGTGGCGGATGCGGACCCGAATGTTAATGACGCTCGCCGGTTTGCTCGGAAGTTTCATGGCTATGCGTGGTTGACACGATACCGACGTGGAATTACAGCGAAGGAAATCTCGATTCAGGAGGAAGAATCAGGGGCACCATTCGCCATCGTAGATCGAACCAGTTGGTTGTCGTGTTCACTTGGGCGCTTTAAGACGAATCCCCCTCGAATCTTGTTGCCTCGTGATATTACACTCGAATACCGAGAACACATTAAGAACTTGGTGCGGACTTACGAGAAGGATGACACTGGCAACCCGGCCGCAGTGTACGTAAATACTGGCCCGGATCACTTTGCCCATTCATTGGTGTACGCTGATATTGGTTTGGTGTTAGCGGCTGTCACGCCTGGTGGGGAAGACATCGGCAAGGTAACATGAGTCTTAAGTGGTGCGCGAAGTGTGATACTGAGAAGTTGTTGAGTGAGTTTCACCGGGCATCAAATCAACAGGATGGTTTTCAACGATACTGTAAGAGTTGTCAATTGACATACAAACGTCAGCGGCAACCATTGTCTGAGAAATACCGACAACGTGAGTGTGAGACAGATTCAACGACTTGAAGTTGCTGCCCGGTATCTTCGCGCGTTCAAGAGGGAATAAACGATGGCGAATCAAACAGTCAATCTGGTAGACAGCCGACATCCCGGCTACATCAGTGGGATGACGGATTGGGCCAAGTGGCGGTTGACTTATGAAGGCGGGGATATGTTCCGGGAAACGTACCTGGAAAAGTTCTCCGGGCGGGAAGACCCGACTGATTATGCCACGCGCAAGAACATGACGCCGGTGCCGAAGTTTGCTGGTGCTGCCATCAACGATATTCGGAACGCGATCTATCAACGGATGCGAGACATCACACGTAAGGGCGGCAGCAAGACATACCAGAACGCAGTCAACGGGTTGGACCTTGGTGTAGACCGCCGGGGTGCGACCATGAACGCATTTGTCGGTGTTAAGGTTTTGACTGAACTGTTGGTCATGGGACGGGTTGGGATTTTCGTGGATTCCCCGCCAGTTCCGGCAGTGGCAACCTTAGCGGATGTTGGCGCGGCGTTGCCGTATCTTTACAAATATGACATTGAAGACATCCTCTCGTGGACGTGCAACAAACCGGATGAACCGAGTGAGTTTCAAGCGGTCCTATTGCGTGATACAGTCATGCAATATGACCAGGCAACGTTGCTTCCGACATTGGAAGTCAAACGGTATCGGCATCTTTGGATCGAGAATAGCAAGGTCAATTTGCAATTCTACAACCCGAAAGGTGAAACTGTCAATCAATTTGACGCGCCGGGCGGCCCAATTCAGTTGGAATTGACGCGCATCCCATTCGTATTGTTGGATATTGGCAGTGGATTGATTAAGGACGTATGCCAACAACAGATTGCACTCTTGAATTTGGGTTCAAGTGATGTAAGTTATGCGTTGCGGTCAAACTTTCCGTTCTACGTTGAACAAAAGGATTTACGAGCGGTTGGTTCACACTTGAAACAAGTAGCGACAGCCGATGGTACGGCCACCACAGGTGGCCAAGGCGCGGCTGAGACTGACATCAAGGTTGGTGCAACCCACGGTCGAGCCTATGATAAGGGAATGAATACGCCGTCATTCATCAATCCATCCTCTGAACCGTTGAGGGCGAGTTTAGAGTTACAAGCACGACTCAAAGGGGACATCCGCGAATTGGTTAATTTGGCGGTTTCGGCATTGGCCGTGCGGGTGTCGGCTGAATCAAAACAGATGGACAACCAAGGTCTTGAAGCCGGGTTGTCATATATCGGTCTGTTATTGGAAAGTGCCGAACGACAGGTCGCTGGGTACTGGTCGGCTTATGAGGAACGGCAACCAAGTAAACGCGAAATTGCAACAATCAAGTACCCGGATCGGTACAGCTTGAAGTCAGACGCAGATCGGGTCAAGGAGGCTCAAGACCTGACGAAACTGATGTCGGCCGTACCAGGTCGCAGAGTGAAACGTGAGTTGGCGAAGGGTGTGGTTCAGGCGTTATTGGGTGGGAAGATCAGTGTTGATGATTTGGACGCCATCCATAAAGAGATTGATGCAGCACATTATACAACCAGTGACCCAGTGACGATAACGGCTGCGGTGGAAGCTGGACTGGTTGGTGAACAAACGGCATCGGTTGCACTTGGTTTTGACGAGGATGAATACAAGAAAGCACGGGACGACCATGCGGCACGTTTGGCACGGATTGCTGAGTCACAAGGCGCGAAAGGGGATATGGGAGCACGCGGCATCGGTGATCTGTCAGCCAATCCCAAGGCCGGGGAGGAAGAGAAGGCAGCCAGCCGTGACACCACATTGCAAGGGTCCGTCGCTCCGCGTGTGCGTGGCGCAGGCAAACCAAAGTTGGTGTAAGTATGGCCTACGCAAAACCACAATTTCCTGTCCAAGTTTGGGA